ATTGTACACATCAACAGGAACTTTATACTTAAGAATAAAATCCATCATGGATCGTGTATCTTGAGTATCAATAATGCCTTGCATCTTAAGATCGCGTGGTTCAACGTCTCTAATAGGAGTAGAGTGCTGATTTAAAAAATCAACAATATGCTGACGCCACTCAGGAGGTGATGCACGATCTTCAAATCCTTTAATTTGTTTAAGTCTTACAGGCTTATTTTCAGTAGTTGTTAACCATTTATCTACTGCATCTTCACCTTGAGCTCTTACAGAAGCAGGTATGTCGCTTAATCTTGGTAATAATGGCTCTAATTCAATAGTTGCATGAGGTTTACCTTTAGCATCACGAAGTGTAAAGATTCTTGAGTCACCGTACACTACTGCATCTGTATAGCCACCAACACAGTGTGCCATCAGCTTACCTTCTTCTTTTAGTCGTTTATCAAGAAGATAATGTGGAGTGTTAAAATTTTGAATAGCTTTCTCAGGGGTTTCGCCTACTGCGCCAACGTCAGCACCTTGTTTATCACGAATTAAAAAAGCGTCTTTAGAAGGGTGCTTCTCAACTTTAAACCCTTCAGGCAGTGTGTTTTCAGTGTTCGTAGGTAGCTTAAGCTCATGCCAACTAGAACCGTCTTTAAATGACTGAATTGCCGGAAAATCTTGTCTAAACTGAGGTAAGTCTTTTGCTGTTGATTTTGCAGCTAAATCAGCTCTATACTTATTAATCTTGGCAACATGTCTGACTGCATCGGGGACTGTCATGCGCTCCAGATCTTTAGTAGAGAGTCGAAGATGCTGTGGTAGATCAGTAGTTGAATCAACTGCATTTCTAAGCTCATCAGTTAAGTGGTCAAAGCCGAAGTTGCTTAGCGTTTGATATTGATTTAGCTCTGCTTCAGGGTTTCGCTCAAGTGATTTTTGTAACTCTTTCCATTCTTCTGGTGAAAAGTTTTTACCTAGTAAAAAAGGATATTGACCATCTGATACATCTTTAATCTTATGAGTGTCTAAACCCCAGTCAGTTTTAGTCTCCCAGTCCTTACCTTCAGGTGTTGTTGCATAGCCTTCTCTAGGATGTCCACGTTCTTCTCTTAAATCGCCTAGTACTTGTAATTGCTTTTTGCCTACTTCATTAAGAGGCTCTCTCCATCTTTCACCAAGGTCTTGCATATGCGTAATTCCTTGGTCTGCAAGGTTACGAACTGGATCTTTAGGCGTTCCCATGTCATTCTTAATATAGTTCTTAAGACGCTTGTCAACCCATTGATTTAGTGACTGTGTTTCTAACATATATTGACGTTGTTCAGGAGAATAGCCTATCCTGTCTGCCATTTCTTCCCAACCAGGTCTAAGTGTATAAAGGTCAGAATCATGCGCTAAAGTAAGACCATGCTTAAAAGGCTTTAACACATCATTTAGAGCTGAGTCAGACCAATTACCGCCTGGGTTCTTAATTGAATAGTTCCAACCTTTATCGTCTTGTCGTTTCTTGATCTCTGCTTTCATCTGAGCAGCTGTTGGCTTATCAAGATTTCTTTGCGTTTGTTCTCTAAGTTGTTTGCTTGTTACATAGATTGGATTACCTAACTTATCCACACCTTTTTGAACTAATGCATTATCAGGGTTCAGCTTAAGTCCGTGCTGGCCTTGCTTTAACGGAAAATGCTTTGATAACTGGTCTTCAGGTAAATCCATTCTTACGCCAGGAAGGTCTCCTTCCATTTCACCTGCAACATGGTAATATCGATCAGTCGGCTCAATGAACGGAATCAATGAAGCTTGGCCGTGATTTGCAATGTTTACAGCATTGTCATACTGATCACCATGTGGTGGTCTGCCTTTTTCTTTTTCAAAGAGCTTAGCAGCATCTAAAGCAGAAATATTGTTCTTATTCATCAACTGCTCTAGCTCATATGCATCTTCCATAATATGCACAGGCGGATGCATTGTAGTGTTACTACCTTTTTCAAATCCTTCATAGTGTTGAACAGCATGTTGAAGCTCATGAAGCAGTGTCTTCTTTGCTGCTTTAGGGTCGTTTAATAGTGCATTATGTAAGTCAATTCTATTCAACATCTCATTATAGCGACCAGTAGCACCAGGAATATCCCACATATGCACATTAATATCACCAAGATGAGGGTATGCTTCAAACAGCTTAGGATGGTCTATAATGTCTCTTACTTTTAAATCAGTTCGATTAGTAAGCGATGGTTCTACTTTCATCTGAGCACCAATGTCAGGTATCTCTTGACGCCACTTTTGGTCAAGTCCTCTATAAGTACCTGTTAATGAGTGTATGACCTCAGGCTCATACTTTTCTTTTTCTAACTGCTTTGCAAAATTACTAAAGTCTGAATTCCATAGATTTGATTTCTCACCTGCCATAATACCAGGCTGAAGATTCGGTAATCCATACTTTTTTGTTAAGTCTTCTGCTGTTTTGATCATGCCTTGACCTACAAGCTTTCCTGCAGCAGGGGCATACTTCACAGCAGCAAGTGGATCAATCATACTTCCTACAACATTTGCGCCTAGTTGTGTCATTGCATTCGATGTGTAAGGCTTAAGTCCAGGGACTTTATCTGACATTGATTTCAGATAGTCTTCAGTAGTCGGCATTGCAGTCTCAGAGCTGACTGTGTTCGGCGATAAATAATTAAGACCTGCTCGACCCAATGACTCAATGTCGCCAAAGATACCTGGAACTGATGCTGCTGTACCAAGTCCTGCCGAGCCAAGTGTTAGGCCTAATCCTTTCATTGCGCCTGTGAACGTCCCAATTGGGTCAACAGTGACTGGTTGACCTGCTCTATTTCTCGCTACTGCTTTATTTCCTTCAAGCTCTGCTTGCATTTTCTGAATAGTGAGAGGGTCATACTGTGAGCCACTGTCAGGGACATAAGCTCCCATTGGGTCAACATAGTTTGGATCAGGCTGATAGTTATAATCGCCTTCAAGTGTGACTGAAGATGTAGGATCTGAAACTGAAACTGGCATACTATGCACTCACAGTGAGAATAATACAATCATATCACAAGCGATTCAGATCGCATACGGATTCTCAGCTCTTTTATTGTAATCGTCATCGATATAGTCATTTGACTGTTGTGCAAAATGATCGATCACAATAATGTTCGCATCCCTTAGGTAGCGTAGTGCTTGAGTCAGTGCGTCCACGTAGTCGTCATGCCGACCTAATGGAAAACTACAGATCTCTGACAGGAACGGCTGTATCCACGTTCTGGCCTGTCCTGGATGCTCAGTCGACTCCGGCAAATATAGTAGTCCTTTCTCGATCATCGGAGCAATAATGTTCAGCCGGGTTGCTTTATCAGCATTTCCTGGGTTATATCCTCTGATCGGAATTCTTGTCTTCTGAAGGTCCTGAATGAGTGCTATACCACTTGATTTGTTCTCTACAAGGACTAAGTCCACCTTCTTACCTGACCCAAACTCGTCCGGATCTCCATAGATCTCCTCAAACTCTTCTTTTAGCTTAGACCGTAAGTCTGGGTACAAGAGCCGCTCTGACCAACAGTCAATGAGCATGACACGATTCCCCTTATCCTCTGATGGTCTAAACACGCCTAACACTACACACGCTGTGGGGTCGTTGATCTGCTTATCGGACGCTGCACAGTCGTAGGACTGAATCACATATGAAAACTCTGGAAACGGTCGGTCTGCATCCCACAGCTCAAACCAGCTACGTTTTACTAAGCCTGACTCTTCTGGATCAAGAATCTCTGCATGTATCTCTTGCCGTCCAAGACTTGTCCCCTCATACTGCATAATCTGATTCTGAAAGTTCGGTGCTAGGTTATGCAAGTTTGAGTACGTAGAGGCTGTGGTCACATGCACGTCCTCACCATCTCTATCGTTTAACTCTACTATTTTCGGTACAGGCTTCGGAGTAGTAGTACACACCATACGTGGCGTTTTACCAAGTCGAAGACTGAACTGTATCATGTCCCATGCCTCATCCAGATAGTCCCAAGCGGCAAGCTCGTCAGCCCATACATGGTGCCACTGAGGACCACGGAAACGGCTAGGCTCGGAT